CAAATGTCAAAACGAAGTTTAACATCTGCTAGCAAAATCTCGACCAATGGTGAGATCTCCAAAATAGTGGTGCATCCTTACAGGATTCGCACCAAACCCGCGTTCTATCCAAGCCGTATGGAAAGACAGAATTCCTCCCAAGAGACTACGCCGTCGGACGGTGATCTTAGAGTGGGGGGTTTAGATTGTATCACAGTGGACCGTGATCCCGAAAGGGTTCGAGGTACAGAGCCTGTGAGTTTAGACCTGGTGGAAATGGATAATCCACTTAATGAGGGTAGTGAAAGACTTCTGGATTTGGTCAATACCAAGACCCCAAGCTTCCAAAGTCTTGCCGACTTTAAAAAGACATTCTTTTTTCAGGAGAATGAGGAGCATCGTAGGAACATTATTTACCAAGTTCCCAACTCCTTTTACTCCAAGGACTGTGTTCAGTCCATTTGGTCAGTCCTCCGTGATGTGGCCATGACTTTAGTCATCTATGGTTTTAGAGGTTCTAATGAGCTTCTTATAACAGCGATGTACCGAGGTCTTTTGGAAATGGTTGCCCAAACATTCGAGCTTGACCCAGTCAATGGGGATAGTTGGATAAAGGTGACTAAATTCCGGCTAGGTTTCTTTGCAGCATTTGCTAAGAATAACCATGAAATGCCCCGTTCTCCCTTTAGGCTTCGCCACTCTTGTTTTCTTCTTCCGGATAAGACCATACTTAATTTTCTTAAGGGTTTCCAGAGAGTTAACGGACCGGTCGTATATATGTCACTTGTTGACTCGATCGTAAGAGGAGCAAAGAAAGGTTCTGATCGCCCTAATGAGCGGCATCTTGATCAGAGTGAGAGAGACACGTTCAGGAAATTTACTACGTTGAAACCTGAAGTTACCAGCTTTTTGTCGACTGGTCGTGTTGTTAATCGTACATGCATCGAGAATCAGTTAATCCGGACAATTACGGAAATGGTTCCCGACTTCTTGTCACCTGTTTTACATTGGTGGCACTTCCCTTCTGTTTCGTCCTGTCTTGAAGGATCGGTGAATAAGGGGGGAGGTCTTCAAGATCTCCGTGCACACTGCGGGCCCTGCGAATTAGATATTCGAATACGGGAGACAACAGTGTTAGCAACAGATCCATACTTAGATCCTCAAATAGACGGTGATCCGCTCTGTTCTGAGGTTCCCGAGAATCGTTACACCCAGTTTGAAAAGGATAGTTCTCCTTTTGCACAACAATGCCTCCTCAATGTTGTGGAGGTGGACACGGGACTCGTAGGTGTGGATAGTGATCTCGATATCGAGCAGTTAGCAATAATTGCATTACAAAAATCGAACGAGATAAGATTACTCGCTCTGGCTGAGGCACTCAAGGCGCGAGGTATTTCAATAGGTCCTTGTTTGGAGTCGTTTCTTTTGAAACCTATTCAACAATTACTCTTTGCGACACTTCGAAGATTTAAAGTTTTTGAGTTAACTGGTGAGCCCTTAACAGAGAAGCATGTTGCCGACCTCCTTGAGAGGTGGGATGATTGTCCCTTAGATGGGGGACTTGATCTTGCAGATGAAGGATACGACGAGGTTAAATGGTGTAACGGTGACTATGCCGATGCTACCAATGAAATCCAGCCCTGGGTTTCTGAGTGTATACTCAGTACCCTTTTGCGAAGACTGGGGATAGAAACTAATTATCCCAACCTTTTCCGATTGGCCATTCGTTCCTTATGTTCAAATGCTGTTGTGTTCCGAAGTCGTTTTGACAAATCGGATACGATGGCTGCTGAGCAGAAGAATGGACAGCCAATGGGGAAAGTACTATCCTTCCCATGTCTTAACATCCTTAATTTTACCGTGTGCCGTATGGCAGCGGAGAACTCCTTTTCGGAGCCTAGAAAGTATGAATCGTTTGACCCTGTCAACCAAGAATACATCACCCTTGACCGAACCCTTTGGAATGACCTGACTTATAGTCTAAGTATCGAAGAGTTTCCTGGTCTATTTAACGGTGACGACTGCTGTTTTCCCCTCAAAGGTTATTGTGGATACAATGACTGGGTATTAATAGCTAATGTCGTGGGCTTAGAAAATTCAATAGGAAAGACTTTTTTCTCACGTAACTTCATTGAAATGAACTCACGTACTTTTGTTTTGGCTAAAAGTCCTTGTCACAATCGTGACCCAGAGGACTATCTTGAACAAGTACAGAAAGTGCCCTACATTAATTGGGGACTTATCAAGGGCCTTAAACGGTCCCAAGAAACAACAGAAGCGAAGAGGAAAGAGTCAAGTAGTGAAATAATGAGTTGCCTCGGTTGGTATCATGAAGAGTTAGTTGAAGGTTTACAGGCGTTTTATCGCCCCCTCACTGATCTTTTTATGTTCTACAATCATGACCTACTGCATTCAGAGCAGTTAAAAGGCATCCCATGGTTTCTCCCAACATGGTTGGGGGGGTTAGGGTTAAAATGTAACCCGGATCCACGAAAATCCTTGAGTGAATTTGATCGGAAAGTTGCGGGAATTATTTACGCAAACTTCAAAATGTTCAAACCAGCAGTACCCTCACGGGAACCCGAGTGG